TTAAATAGTTTGAGCAACATCAGCCGGCGGAACCAATGTTGGAGTAATGAAAAGAATCAGCTCCGCTGTCGAGGTCGATTGCGTTTCATAACGGAAAATACGACCAAGAAACGGGATCGAAGCAAGACCAGGAACGCGATGCTCCTGTGTTGTCTCAATGGTCGAGTACACACCACCAAGCGCAACGGTGGCACCGAGCTTCACGCGGACATTTGAGGCTAGAGAGACCGTTTTAATCGGCGGAACACCATTGAGCGCGTTGGCAAAATCAGGCTCATCCTTGGCAAGCTTGATGTCGAGCCTTACGCCAGTGTCATCGACAAATGGAGTCACATCGAGAGAAAGCGCAGCCTCCTTAAATGAGGTTGAAGTAGCCCCCTGCCCTGCAGTCTGCTGATAAGGAACCTCGGTACCTTTTACGATCCGAGCTTGTTGCTTATCGCGGGCAAAGACGTTTGGTCGAGATATAACCTTTCCATACCCACCCTTCTCCATCGCAGCTAATTCCAGATCCAGAATCGCTGAGCTGGAGACAAAGCCAATGCCACCACTAACAGGTAAAGAACCGGTATCAACAAAAGTACCAGCAGTTTTTCCTACAAAATTTCCGGCGTTGATGGTTCCAGACCAATTAACACCAAGTTGTTTGGAAAAAGACCGATCCACCTCAACGATCCGCGACTCAATCATCAGCTGAGCACGAGGAAAATCCACGGCCCGAAGATACGTGGCCAACTCCTCGATCCGGGGTGGGGAAAGACGAGCCACTACAACGCCTGAAGCATCATTCGCAGCAAGAGATTCTTGATTGAATTCTTTGGAGAAAAGCGGAAACCCTTCAATGGCCTCAGACGCAAGCATGTGTTTTATGTTGAAAATCGTATTTTTGTTATCGTCCCTGCTCACCGGCAAAGGCGAATCAAGAAGGTCAAAATACTTGGGATCACGGGAGACATATAAAACACTACCCTCAATTGAATGATGAAGGTTTTTAGTTTTTGCAACGTACTCTAGAGCATCCTGCCAAGTAACATCTTTCATGCGCATTGTAAGAGTGCCGTCAACATCATCTGCACCAATCAAATTGAGCCGTGAAAAGTCTGCAATAAGCTGTAATGCGGTTTTCGTCGGAATAGCATCAAAATCAAAGTTCATCCTTTGATCATTAGCAAAAATAGAAAAAGTGGCCGCTAGAAGAACAGCAAGCAGGAAAGAGCGTAAAGTCTTCATAAATATACCTAGATAAGGGTTGGCTTAGCCGGATGGGCTGCTTGCGCTACGCTGAGCTGCCCCACCGCCTAAGCCCCCGATAATGGGAGGCATAGCAAATGAGGATTTTTGTGTTGTCCAAGTGGTGACACGTTCACCATCTACATCACAATAAGCCTCTTTGAAATCAGAGAAAAAACGACAGGCTGAAAACGATATGTAACGCGTATGACCGGAGTTATCGACCAGCACGGCAACAGAAGAATCAAATTTTGCATTAGGATCAGGTTCAGATGGATGGACAAATCCGGTCAGCCGCCAAGACTCTGAATAGATAACAGGTGGAGCAATAGGAGCAAGTTTAGACGCCTGAACCTGATCTACAGTTTTTTGCTGAGGTAAATCCTGATGCACCTGGACAGATGAATTGCTGAAAAAACTCTTGATACCAAAAATTCCGAAAAGCAAACCCAAAACGACAATAGCAATTAACGACCATAATCCATATGACCGTAAAAAAGATGCACTTTTGTCAGCCACAGACTCATCACCAACAGTACCAGTAGCGGAATGGGTAGCTGATTGGTAATAACACTGAATAGCCTTGTCGAAGCGACCCGGGAATTGTCGGATTCTGTTAGAAACAGGTGGTTTATCACCTGTAACAACACCCGAATAAACATCAACCCGATAAAGCTTTTTGGATATTTTGACGACGCGAAATGTAGTTTCAATAAGAGTTCTTGCCCAGCTTGGAATCTGAGAAAGATCCTGAGTAACTATGACAATACGCATCGAGTTATTTCTCGCGTCAACCATGTGACGGTGCTCAGCTAATAAAGTTTTATCCCAAGGATTAGCTTGATTAGATTTCTGACCCTGAGGCCAACGACGCCATGCTTCGTCAATGATTAAAACACAACCATTAAGTACGTATTCAGATAAGTCAGGAAGTTCAAACCAATCAATAGGCAATTGCTGAATGGTTCCGCCAAAATCAGCCAGCAATTCGTCAGCATTCAATGGAATGTTGGTCACAACATGCCGGCCCTGCTTGAGCGATGGAATAACAACACGCTCGACGACTCCATAGGTCTTTCCGTGTCCTGGTTTACCAACAAGCATGAATAGCCATTAGCCGATCACCGGAATACGACGAATCATGAAACGAATAAGATACGCAACAAGTATGAAACCCAGGCCAAACTGAATTTGGAAAATATTCATAAAATACCAGACAGAATCTGGGATACCATCAAAAGCAGTTGCAGATGTTCGGATTTGATCAGCCAGCCCAAGAGAATCGAGCAGAAACATAAGAGCATCCCACATCCAACCGAACACCATGAAAATGACGTCGATTATCCAAGTTGCAATTTGCTCGAAAATTGATTTAAACCACGAAGCAAGTGAAGACAACATACATCACCTCAAGCAGTCAGGACGATACGAACGGCAAGAAAAGACCAAATAGCGATGAAAACTGCTTTCAAGACCGGAGCTATAAGCAAAAACAATTTGCAGTGGCTATCAAAAACAATTTCCTTTGCAAACAAAGTCACTGAACCAACAGGGCAAATAGCTGAAGCATGTGAGGATGCGCTATAAGCTGTTTTGGCAGCCGTGAAAGTGTTAGACGAAACCATTTTTTGCTTCATATCCATAACTTGCGATTTGACTTGATCACCACGACCAGCCACTGAAGCGGACAAGTCTAAATATCCAGGGTTAGTAAAAGTCTCCACACCGGGATTTTTACCATCGTCACTACCACCAGGATTAGTACCACCGTTACCACCAGGATTAGCACCTCCATTTCCACCTGGGTTAATACCTCCATTACCGTCGCCAGGATTGGTCCCTCCATCGGAACCTGGGTTAGTACCACCACCGGGATTGGGTCCACCATCACCAGCACCAGGATTTGTACCGCCGTCCGGATTAGGGTCACCACCACCTGGCGTCCCAGGGATAGCCGTACAAGTTCCACCACCATCTAACCGCTCAAAGCCTTCAGGGCAAGGAATTGGCGTACACATCTTGGAGCCATTAGCAAATTCATAACCCTCTGGGCACTTATCACCAAGCTCATCGCCGATCTCAGCAGGTTTAATGTTAGGGTCGGTAATGCAGGTTGACTCAACACCATTAATTGTTTTTAGAACATAGTTAAAATTGCAGAAACCTTCCGTTTGAGAGCCTATTGTTAAATAGCACTTTTCTGTAGCCTTAAAGTTGTAGTTGCAAGATGACGTACAAACAGTCTCGCCAGGTGATTGAGAAAGCACATAACGCTTTCCATCTGTCTGAGAAGGAATGACAGGACCTATAGAGCCCTTAAGAACAGTGGCTTCTTGGCAGGAGTGTTGAGCAGCAACAGACACATAGAAAGTCTCATAGTTGCCGGTGATGATTTTACCATCACGATCTTTACGCTTTAACGAGGCTGTATAAGTACAGCTAAATGCATAATAAGGCGTCGATAATTTTATACACTCCGGATTGGTCCTAAAAAAAGAAATAAAGTCGGATGACCATGCCTCACGTTGATATTGTTCTTGAGCAAGGCCAAGAGCTTTAGCAGCTGCAACAGGGCTTGAGTAAATATACCCATGATCTTTACACATATCTTTACCCAAATAAATATTCGGGTTGAGATCGTAATGGCAGCTATATTTTGCCTCGACTGCAAAAGCACTATTGAAGGAGAGATCAAATAAAGCAAAAAAGATAAATAAAAATAGTTTTCTCACGTCACCAACCCCAGAAAACAGCGAAAGCGCAACTTGAGCCAATGACAAACATTGAAAAATAATAGAGCTGATCCATTATGGATATAATCTCAATATTTAACCAAATGTATTAAAAAGGGCTCACGAAGAGCCCTTTGTTAAGCAACGCTCTTAACGCAAGAAAGCGAGAACGATTTTTGCGCCTTTGATGCCAGCATAAACAGCAGCAAGTAATGCCGCTACAGCCAGAACACCAACACTAATCGTGGAGAAATCGACGCTAGATGTCAGGCTTGAGTAATCCCAGGTCGTACCCGCTGCGAACGCATTAGCCGAAATTGCGGCAGTGAAGAAAACAGCAGCTGCACTTTTCTTTCCGATTTTTTTAAGCATAAAAGCCTCAACTTGATTTAATTAAGTTTAAAAACGCACGAATACCCATAGCAAAAACCATGAAGGTTGCTACCAAGGTAAATCCGGCGCCGAATGCTTGACCCAAGATAATTGGATCTAGCTGGGATGGATCAAAGGGAGGTTGAACTTGAACAACCTCCCAAGATCCCGAACACTGAGGATAACCACCCTCAGCTTTTAGCTCGCCAGTGCAGCGAACAAAACCAGACATCTCGATTTAACTCTTAACTGCACCAACTTGTGCAGAAGCGGTGCTAACACGACGGCCTTGACGAGGATCAACTTCAAAAATAAGACGGTCATCACGAACTTGCGCAATAACATCACACTCATACTTTCCAGGCTGAGGAACCTGCTGGGGAGTTTCTGCGTAGAAGGTACACTTCTGCGGGTACGGGATATTCGGCAAGTGAGCGTATGCTTCAAACATACAGTATGGCTTACCAGATTTAGCGGCAGTACCACTGCGGTGATTACCAGTTACTTCAACAACGATAACGTTTGACATGTAATGCCCTTATCTCAGAGTTGGAAAGCCAGGAACAGTGCCAGGCTTACGGTATGCCCAACTGGGCACAATGGCTTCAGGGTTGCGCCTGAAGGTTAGAAAATGACGTTTATTGCGTTGCCTAATAACAGCCTGATTAGAGAAGTCGGCCAATACAGTCCGCATAACGTTGTCTACAATGCTTTTAACCAATGCTTCATCTGTCACATAGTTGCGAATATCAGCCTCGACATTCCAACGAAGAACCTGAAATTGCTTCTTATCCATTAGAAACCCATCCATTCAGCAACACAGATTGTTCCGGTCTCTTGGCGCTCTACAGACCAAATAGACTCTACTTTGACGCCCTGCTCTTTGCGTTTTTCAAGCAGTTCGAGTGTTTCAGTAATCTGTTGAGCAATTACATTTGGCATTGAGGCTGCAACTTTTTTCTGATCAGCAAGACGACGACGCTGACCAGAACTAAGCTGAGTACCTTGAAAATCTACGGTTCTCACGCTGCGACCTGCTGCAGATGGTTCGCACGTTGATACCAAACGGGGACAGCCAAAGTACTTTTGGTGACTTCACGACACTGACGAACAAACACCGGAGCAAAACGGCTTGTGTCGCAAGCATTTCGAATATTAATACCAATTTTATTAAGTCGTGCAGCATGGGTTTGCACCTGCTTCTTAGCGAAATCAAACCGCTGGCCGGTCATCCACTGAATTGCATACATCGCTGTTGTATTCGCAGAACGAGTGGAGTCAACAATATTTTCAGCTAAGAGTTGTTCGCTAATGCTAACGATGTCCATTGCTGTCACCTTTAACTTTTCATCTATCTTAAGAAACTCACTGTGGAGTTCGGCCAAACGCCTTTCATCAAATAAACCCCAATAACAAAGGGCTTCACGCTGTAAGAATTCACTTTTTAGTTCTTGTTCCATGCGGACTACGCCTTCTTGAGCGCAGTAATCTCTAACCCGCTTAACATATTTGTATTCTTCTGAAGACTCACCAAAGACACGTTTTATCTTCGGCAGGCAGTTTTGCTCCATCTCGAAAGCCTTATCGTAAGCTTTGCGATATTGAAGGCGGCCGCCTTTACCATTGCCTTTAGGAGTCCAAGCAACAGTGCGGCCATTTGGATACAAAAAGCCGATGGAGTGCCCAATGCGCTGACTCGAAACACCGCGCAAATAAGCAATTACGTTGCCCTCCCCTAAAGCCACATTGGTCGTAAGATCAATACGTTCAATCTTTGCCCCATCAGCGATTCGGTCACCTGATTTAGCGCCTGAAACACCCTGACGAATATCAAGCCGAGTACAACGAGAAAAACCAGGAAGCCCGTACTCTCGAAGCAATGCGTTGTAAACAGAAACACATTGTTCAATGGTCTGGTGCCCAAACAAATTGTCTAGACGCCCTACCCGACTGGGATTTCCCTCAACCCGGATTTTTCGGCCCTGAATATGAATCGTAATTGAGGTGGAAAAACTACCCTCATGTTTGAAACGGGGACGGCATGTGCTCAAAACCTGATTGGTATTCTCGTCAACCGTCAGGTGCACGATGTTGCCAACGATCGGTAGATCGTGGTCGTGCTCCTGCGAAATCGTGAGCCAATCGATGAACATGGAAAATCCTGTCAAGCCACCAAATAATGATGGTAAGCCTACAGGATGGCGATGGATGATAGCAATAGGATGTTCGAGGGTCGTGCATCAGAATATCGAGGGTGGACAGATGTACAGGGGTTACATTGATGTATCAAAGCAGCTTGGATGATATTCAGATGAGCATTGGCGACAACATCCGGATCCAGCGTGAGCGAGCAAGGCTCTCTCAAAAAGCTGTAGCCGAAGCGTTGGGTAGTGGCGAGAACACCGTTGCCGGCTGGGAAAAAGGCCGAAGCATCCCACCAGGCGACAAAGTAGCAGCCATGGCAAAGCTGTTTAAGTGCTCGACGGATGAGCTTTTGCTGGAAGAAAACGACAGAAATGTCAGTGAAGACGTGAAAGCATTGTTCCGTAGATACAATGAGTTGGATGAACACATCAAGCCAATGGCCCGGAACATCATTAACGGGATGCTCGGAAGCTTAGAAATGTCTAATGCTTGGGAGATGGCTGAAACCGTAATGAATCGCCGTCCTATACCACAGGAAAAATTCACCGTTCCTCCATCCCGAGACCGTGGGAAACCACGGTAAAGTGGGGGTGTAACAGCACCCCCACTCGCTTCGCGAGAAATCAGAGCCGCAAGCCATCAAAAGTTCCATGGTGGAACTTTTCAAGCAGCACTAAGGCAACAAGGTAGAACGCCAGATGCAGCTAGATCCGAAAAATGCAGTCGCTCTGCGCACTGTCATGAAAATTCTTGAACAGTGGCAGGCGTCCCCTGAGCAAACTCAAGCCATTCTGCAGATCCCTTCCGATCAAACCAGTCTTGACCTGGGCGTTGATCAACTACAGAGAATTAGCTTGGTTCTGAACATCCACGCAGCCCTGCGAACAGTGTTTGAAAACCCCAAAAACCTCTACGGTTTTCTTGGTATGAAGAACAAAAACCACTTCTTCAATGGCTGCACGCCGCTGGATGTGATGTCCAAGGGTGACATTGCTTCCCTGCAGGGAACGCTCGACCAAGTCGAATCATTAAAAGGTGCTGGCTGGTAGCTGACGCGCTGCGCTTGTCGGCCACACCTGCGCACCTGGCTGGATGAAGCCCCAACCAGGCACTCAGCTGCGGCAAACGTAATCAAAAGTTGAGAAACGGTAAATGGCATTAACACCTTTCATACCCCAAGATAAAGCCCCAGGCGCCCTGCAAGACGCCGTGGTCGAGCTCATGCAACTCGATGCTGCGCTGAACGCCAATATCCCTCAACCCTTACGACTGCCCATGATTAACCTGCTTCGCCAGGTGAACTCGTTTTACAGCAACAAAATCGAGGGCAACCCTACTCTGCCCGCCGATGTGTTGCGCGCCCAGGAAATCCCAACTGGCGAGAAGACAAACGAGGATCTGCTTGAGATCAAGCGTCACATTGAAGCCCAACGGAGGCTGTCCACCGATCCAATCGATGAGGTTGCGATATGCACGCGGGAATCAATCGCACGCATGCACTGCGAGTTCTACGTGGGCATGCCCGAGGAGCATATGCATATCAAGGTCAACAACGAGGGCGACACTGTCCTTCTTGTTCCAGGCGAATTCCGCACCCGTGGGGTAAAGGTTGGCCAGCACATTCCTCCGTCAGCAGAGGATATGGGCACTTACCTGAATTGGTTTGAACGCGCATACCGGCTCGATTGGCTGCACGGGATGACTCCGATTCTGGCTGCTGCGGGAGCTCACCACCGTCTGATGTGGATCCACCCGTTCATGGACGGCAACGGTCGCACTGGTCGACTATTCACTGATCAGTACCTGCGTGCGGCAGGTCTGGGTGGCTATGGGCTCTGGACAATAAGCCGAGGCTTTGGCCGGGACGTCGACGCATACTATGACGCGCTAAAAGCCGCCGATCACGTACGAAAAGGAGACCTGGACGGCCGCGGTGAGCTTTCCGACAGTGGACTGCTTAAGTTCACCGAATACTTCATAGCGACGGCTCTGGAGCAGGTGCGTTACTTCAGCTCGCTGCTAGAACCTCGAATGCTTACACAACGAATCGACTTTTACTTTGAGATGAGAAAGCGCGGCGCATTCCCGACATCAAATGGCGAGGAGTTACCTATTCTGCGTATCGAAGCGCGGGACATTTATCGCGACCTGCTGTACCACGGTCCAATGCAACGATCGGAAATCCAAGCCAAGTTTGATATGAGCGAGCACACCACACGTACACTGCTCTCGCAAATGGCCAACGAAGGCTTGATCAACTTGGCGGGGCGTAGACCCGTGTCGCTTAAGCTCTCAAGGCATTCCATCGAGTTCCTGTTTCCTGCGTTGTTCTAAAGGGTAAAAGCTACAAAAGCGCCAGATCTAAGCATCAAATAATGGTTGGGGGCAGTGAGGGAAATCCCTCAAGTGCCGATAAAGAATGAAGCGTTGAATGAGGTATACGGACCTGTCAACGGAAGATAGATCAGCGAAAAAAGCCAAAAGGAGTCGTCGATGTCAGTTGAAACCTACACCTGTGGTCATTGCCACTTTGAATTCAACAGAGGTGTGACCACCTGCCAAGGTTGTCTCGGAACAGTTGTTTGGGGGGCAACGCAAAAAGAGAAACATGAAGCTGGGCTGTTTGGAGCATTCGTCGGCGCTGCAGCGGGTGGTTTGGTGATGTTTGGCTTGCCAGCAGGTCTCAATAAGTACCTTGCTACCGATGTAGCAATGGGCTTTGGTTTCGGGATCTGGGCGCTCATGCCAATCGCGGTTTTGGCAGCGATTGGTTATGTCAAAGGAACAATCACTGCCGAAAAGCAACACCGCGGTGAGTGCAGAACATTCCGCTAACCTAGATCTCGATCAAAGTACCACCAAGAAGATTACAGGCACTTTGACCTCGACCAAAACCCCAGGGCTCTAACGAACGCTGGGGTTTTTCTTTGTCTGAAAATCTGCCGCCATTGCCGAGTATCAATGCGCTACTGGCAGGCCAAGGTACATCGCTTAAAGATAATGCGACCCGAGAAGAGTTCGAGGAGTAGCACCAATAAGCTCAAGCCCCTTACCGGTTAACTGCACAGAAGCCGCCCAGTAGTGATGAGCTTTACCAGAAACAAACTCCTCATCAACAAGAAAGCGGACGCACTGAGCAGCGAAAACATGTTGAGGCATGTACTCGGTATCAAGTTCGTTAAATTCTTTGGTAACAGTAGCTGGACCATCAGCAAGCCCGAGATCTTGAAAATCAAGGCTAATAGGATTCGGAAATGCCTCAGCAAGAGCAGCAAGCACACGTGTTACGACGCGATCAAACTCAGCAGAATTTTTAAGATCCATTGCAAAAACTCTTTAAAAATAGAGAGGTCAGTGTAGACGATGGCCTCGCATAATAGACGTTATGGATAAATCCAGCGCCGGAGCTCCGCGATTTTCCCGGCGCCGGATTCTGCCCATTCGGGCGGCTTCGCTACCATAACGTCAGCCACATTATGCGTATGACGAGCACGTTCACTGGTGTTGCGCAGGACTCATCTTCATGGCACGTTCAATAGCAACAATCCATCCAGAAACAGGCAGCTCTAGCTGTTGTGAATCTTATGGCTCGTGTTCGGCTTCGAGATCCTTGCATTCCACCTTCGCTCACTGGCTGGTTGCTCATCGATGTTCAAGGCCTGCCACGGTACTGGGCTACTGTCTGGACGGCGTTACATGGCGCTGCACTACGCCAGTCAACCTTATCCTCGCACCTCTCAGTCATTGAGTCGTTTTACGGCTCAGTCAAACTGCAGTTGAATGAAGATTGCCTGGATCGGTTGATCGCAAATCTGTGCTTCGACAAACTGGAGCGATGCCTCGAAGGCTTTTTTGTCAGCCTGTGCAATCGTAATGCACAAAACGGTGCAGATAATTCTGGTGATTGGCGTACTGCTATTGCTTTCGTCAGGAACTGCGTCGAACGGCTTGCCTGTAGCAGCACAACGACACCTATGGATGAAGTCCATTTACGGCTGCTTCGATTGGAACGGCTTTACAGCACATTAAACCTTCGCCGTAAGCGTCGGCCCGAGATTGCACGTGCTCTACCAGCGGCGGTCATCGAGGATCTCTACGAGCTGATTCAGCCAGACTCAACGCGTAATCCGTTTCGCACAGAGGCTTTGCGCTGGCGAAATTTCGCTCTGGTTTTGTTAATGCTACACCAAGGTCTTCGACGCAGCGAAACGCTCGTGCTGGCAGCTGATGCCGTCAAAGAGTCCTCATCGATTCAGTCTCAGGGTGTCCGCTGCTGGTTGGATGTAGTCGAGAATCCTTATGAGCACTCAGATTCTCGCGCAGATGCTCCCTCGATTAAGAATGCTAACTCCGTACGGCAAATTCCTGTCTCCGACTCAATTGTGTCCGTTATAGAGACATACACAGCTAACTATCGTGGCAGACCGCAGCACAGCTTTCTGTTCTCATCGCAAGAAGGAAAACCTCTATCAAAGCGATCTATCAATGCCATTTTTTCGGTGCTCTCGGAGCATCTCTCCAAGGATGCAATGCAAGAGCTATGCGAACGGCGGAAACTAAAGTCCTTGACCCCGCATGCCTTACGACATACCTGTGCTGTTATCCGCTTAACGCATCTAATCGATGCGGGGGTAGAAATGGATCTCGCACTGCAGAAACTTCGAGTATTTTTCGGTTGGGCGCGCCCTTCCCTAATGCCCCACCACTACGCTCGCGCGTACTTTGAGGATCGCCTTGCTACAGTATGGCATGACTCATTCGATCTTCACGTCGTTGCTTTGCGGAAGCTATCAGATAGGGGGATGTGATGGAAAAAATCGCTGCCCAGAGCGATCAGGTTTCAGTAGAGACCTTGACGCAAGTACAAGCGCTTCCTCAATTACCATCCATCATTCGTTATCTTGATGACTTTGCTGATGAATGGCGGGTTGTCCGAAACATAGAGGCTGATGAATGGGAAATAAACGCTAATGGTATCAAGGACTCCTTAAATTTCAGTAGCTTGCCACATCCATATAGGCTGCTTGCGAAACATTGGGCTGCATGGACCATGGCACGCCTATCTATATCCACAGTGCGCACTTACCTGCACTCGTTAAAGCCGTTGTTTGACCAAGAAAATTCCAATCCATTATACGAACTACTTTCACGCAACCCGATGGAGCTTCGGGATTACTGGCAGGGAACTTTACGCATTGGTTACAGCCACTTCACCTTAAGCGCCGCGAAGTCACTGCTGGCGTTTTTATGCGAAATGTCTCTTGGGCACTTGGTGCCAGAGTATGCTGATTTTGTTAGATCCTTCGAGCTACCTCCGCAGGACAAGTATACAGCTGTACGCACCGGAGACGTTTTTCTCGGTGCCAATGAGGAAACAGAAATCGTCGGTTTTCTGGATGAAACTAATGCCTTGGTGCGCACTTCTCCTGCACGGGTTGACGAACAGACGCTTCGGAGTGCTTGTATTCTGTGTATCTCATACCAGTACGCCATGCGTCCTCTCCAGATCGCCAAAGTTCGCCTGTCAGATGTCCGAATTTATCCAGGATTAGGTAAGGACGGTCCGAGCATCCATATAACCTTCCTGCGGAGCAAACAGCGCTCAAGCGACAAGCGTCTGCCGATGCTCCGGAAAATCAAAAACGAATGGGCATTTACATTCGCTGAACTCTATCAGCGCCGTTTGACAAACCCTCATTGTCAAATCGATGCTCTTGCTCTACCGGACTCTCTATTCGGATTGACACCTCAGTCAGTTGGTAGTCTTATTATTAAGATTACCGAATCCATAACAGGCGTCCCCCACTCTGCAAATCATTTGCGTCACAGCGCAGCGCAACGATTAGTAGATGCTGGTGCCTCTCAGGCCGAATTGGCGGAGTTTATGGGGCACTCATACGCCGATACAGGGCTGGTCTACTTCGACGCTTCACCTGCGCAGGCCGATCGAATCAACAAAGCAATGGCGCTCTCTCCTATATACACCAATGTTGCAGATATTGCGCTCACTCGAACCATTGATAGAGATAAGCTCTTAAGCTTATCCCCGGATTATCAGATTGGGGCCGTCCCGCATGGAATACCTATAGCAGGAATCGGTGCCTGCAATCTTGGACAATCCCTCTGCAGTAAGAATCCGGTTCTATCCTGCTATTCATGCCATCGATTTATGGCAGTGACGGACACGGCGATTCATCACGAGGTCTTAGACAGCCTAAGACCTGTGGTTCGATTCTTCTATGACGAGTCCCGTGGAGAAGTTGCTTCGCCTGCATACATGCAACTGAGAAAAACTTTGGAATCAATTAAAGTAGTAATAGCTGACCTTGAAGAGTCAGATCCTCATGAATAA